GTTGTTTTTGGAGTGGCTCTGTTTCTTTATTTCCATGTTCCTCATGTTTTTGAGGGAAAGGGAAAGACTAAGAAAGGCAGAGGCATGAATCTAAAACGAAGTTCACATAAAAATTATGTTATTTATGATGAAAATGATATAATTGATATGTACAAGGATGGTGAAGCTATAACACCCTTAAAAGGTCGTTTGGGTCCCGGGCATTATGTCATAGTGCATGAGGATCCTAATGGTCGAATTTGGGAAGAGGAGTTTAACCTTGATGATGACATGGCTCATCATTTTGAGGAAAAGCCCGAGGAGGAACCTGTTGCGGGTCCTTCTAAGGTGAAACAAACACCTCCTGAACCAAAACCCATTGCATGTAAGAAATGTAATGCTGAACTGGCGTCAAAGAGTGCGCTTAAGCGACATAAATGTGCAGTTAAAGAGGCGTTGGTGAGTTCTTCACCTTCGTTTAAAACTGATGTTGTTGCTCAAGCGTGCGGCAAGATATTGCGAGCAGACGGTAGTTTGGTTTCACATGCAATTGGAACTTTTATGGGGATTATAGTTAACACTCACGCTCTTTCTAAGGATGAGAAGGCTACCCATCTTGAGTTTGGAGGAAAGAAATTTCCTTTAACTGAAAAGTTGAGTAAAGTCAAGGTCTCACACAGTGATATGTCTATACTGAAACGTATTGACGGTATGCCTGCCCTGAAAAAACAATACTTTGCTAGACCTGAGAAGGGTCAGAAGGTTTGTGTTGTTTCTTCGGCTGAAACTTCTTATGGAGTTTTGGGCGATGTTCAGACATCGGCTACTGGTGACGTTGATGTATCAGTCACTGCTACGACTCATCCTGGATGGTGTGGTAGTCCTTATGTGAACTCAAATGGGAAGATTGTTGCTATCCATTTCGCTGCAGGTGAAAAGGAGAAGAACAATTATGGAATGGCGATCACTGATCAAGTGATCGCAAATTTCGACAACCCAAAAAAACGAATAAGCCCCCCCCTGGAAATGCCTTTATGGGCATTTCCAGAGCGGGGGACCAGGGCTCCTGACTTGGGTGTCAAGCAGGAATCCACAGTCCCTTGGAGGCCTTTGGGTAAGTCAAATCTTATCCGTAGTCCTTGGAGTCCACCTCTTTCTTTGGATGAAGCTTATCTTCCAACTAACATGTCCGTTGAAGCGGCACGTGTTGGTTTAGAGAAAGCTTTGGAACCATATAGCCCATTCCCAGAAGATCTAGTGCAAAAGGCTCAAGCTTTTGTTATAGATGAACTGAGATCAATTTGGGTTGATACTCCCGAAGATCAACTTATAACACAGCAGGAGGCTGTTGAATTACTTAAAGTCGACAAATCTCCTGGGTATCCATACTACTACAAGCACTCGTCAAAGGGTGCTGTTCTTTGTAGTGAGGAAGATACTCGTGCTATGTTGGATCGAGTTGATAGGATTTTGGCCGGTGAAGATGTTCCTACATATTTTACACTGACCGAGAAATCCGAACTTCGTCAAAGAGAGAAGGTGAAAGCCAATAAGACTAGAATATTCTTTGCATCCGATATGCACCATCTAGTTACATCTAAAATGCTTTTTACTAAGCAAAATGATGCTCTTATGAATTCAATTGGTCAGCATCCTATTACCTTGGGTATACAGATGCCTGGTCCACCTTTTGTTAGAGCATTATCCCAGTTGGGGTTGTGTAATGATGGAGATCTTTCTGGATGTGATTTGCGTTTCAATTTGAGAATTGCCCGTGCCGTTCGCGACATTCGAGCAAACTTCCTCCCACAGAGGTTTGAAAACGCAATACACCATCTCTACAATGCTGTCTACTGTGGACTTGCTGCAGGACTCGGTGGTCTTTACCGAGTCTTTGGCAATAAGTCTGGATGGGAAAACACTGCCATGGACAATTCAATTATGTTGTGGCTCTGTTTAGTGCTTGCATCTTATCATCTATTTCCAAATGATGATCCACGAGATGTATTTAAAGCACTCATCAACGGAGATGACCTTGTAGTAAAGATGTTTAAAGGATATTTTAAGGATCTTTGCGATTATCTGAAGGCGTATAATACAGTGATCGAAGCCGAAGACTGGAATCAGCGTTCATGCATGAAAGTGACATATTTGTCACATCATCTTGAACCCCGGTATGTTGGTGGTTTTGGTGATTTCGTTGTTGCAGCTGGCAATTTGCCTAAGCTACTCAGTTCGCTTAATTGGGTTAAACGAAGTCCGACTCTAACCTTTGAAGAAGGTTGTGTTGCACATTTGATTGGCGTGCGTTTGTGTCTTTTTCCTTGGCAAATTCAATTCGAGGAAGCTGACCAAATCTTGAGTACGTATTTAAAACAAATACCTATGACGGATTTTGTCAAACAAGCTCTTGCTGCCCGTTTGACGGAGCAAGAACTTGCTAGACTACACACACGTGCCGAGGGTTCTTTTTTTACCTCGGACTTGAGACAAGCTTTAAATCTGGTGCTTAAAGGATCAAACCGCCAGATAAAAGAGTGTATCAAGCATATAATCAATGACCCGCACACAATCCCAAAAGGCAAGAGCAAAACAGGCCAGACAGTCAAGACGTCCGGTCACTGCTGCTCCGTCGAATAGACGTAGAGCTGGCGCGAGACAGACGCGCGCGAGAAATTCTGTCGTAGCCGCACGACGCGGTGTTGTCATGAGTGAATGTGCCAAACGATATATGGAAGTTTTAAACTCACCATTTGCAGGCAATCTTGCTTGCGTTCCTAGTGAGTTCAACTTTCCATCTCTCAAGCATTTCTTTCGATGCTCGGGCACTGCGAGTACAGGTACAGCTGGTTTTGGATTTGTTTCTTATAATCCTTTTCAGGCCGTATTTGTTCCACAATCTCCCAGTGATTGGCCGGTACAGTATTCCGGTGGTTTTTACACCGGATCGTCGTTTGCTAACGCACCCACTGTTGGTATAGCAACAGCTTCGTCGAATACTCCCTATGTGTCCTCGCTGACACCCCAACAATTTGAATTTCGAGTTGTTGGTGCAGGCCTTCGGGTCAGGAATGTTACAGCTGTTTTAAACCGAGGTGGGACTCTTATTGGTCTTGAATCCTTGAATCATGAGGATATTGATGGACTGACGGAGGCGACCGCTCTTGCACAAGACACCGCATCGCGTATGGAGGCAGCATCATCAAACTGGAGTTCAGTTGTCTACCACCCTGTAGAACCACTTGAAATCAATTACTTCAATGTCAACAGTTCACCTGTTCAAAAGATATTGGGTTTTGGTTTCACTAATTCTATAAGTCAAACTTATGAATGGGAGGCTTGTGTTGTCTGTGAAGTGAAGGGTGCGGTCATTCATGGCCTCACCCCATCTGAATCAGATCCTGCAGGTTTTGCAGCAGTGCAGAACATGACAGGCAACACGGCATCGAGAAAACCATTCTTGACGCTTGACAATGGGTATAGGCTTGCTTCGGCAGCCTATAGTGCAGCTAAGTCCGCTCTTCGGATCGGATATGCGGCAGCACAGGTAGCAACACCATTTGTTGCAGCGGCCCCCAGGCCAACTCGTCTCATGATCATGTGAGTCGAGTCTAAATAAACAGGACTCTCCTGCAAATCAATTGGAGGCTAGAGACCCCCGATGACCG